TGCAAATCCAGGCTCACCCGCTCTCAGAGCTGGAAGGTCAGCTAAAAGACCTCTCTTAAACTGTAGAACTGGAGCTGCCATTTCTATACTTTACCTTTTAGTAGTATTTATCGATTTTATAATATGAGTAAGATAAAATACTAAAAACTTCCACCATCAAGATCCACTTTTTGATCAAGATCTTTGTCAAGTTGCGAAATAAACGCTGTTGGAAGACCAACATAACCAACATTACTAATAGAAGATGCCGCAGCAATGAGAACCTGATCAGGATCAACTAACTTAAATGCTCCAACAACGTTGTCATAAACGACAACGAAGTTAGTCTTTGTCGCATCAAGATTATTTTGATTTATACTTACATCTGTAAGATCTGTAAACTTGTTTGCCACTTCTGTCTCTGATAGAGTTGCGTCAAACTGATTGCCACCCTCAACTAAAGAACTATCTGCATCTAGAGTAATATCTAGAGAAGTAGAATCTAGAGTAATCTCGTAATCTGCCATTAGGATGCTAAGCCAGCGGTGACTAAAACCATACCTTCAATGACCCTTGTTATGTTACCACCAGAACTTTGAATGACGACATCATAATAATATCTTCCAGGATCTAAACCTGCTGTAACTGTATTACCTAATGTTAAAGTAACTTTTCCAGATGCAGCAGTAAGAGTTATACCAAAACTAGTTGTTGATGATGCTGAAGGGTATTTACCAAGTTTTGCGGTGGCAGAGTAACCAGTTAAAGGCAACACTGTCCCATCTGGATTTTTGATGGTAAATGTTGTAGTAAAATCAGTTCCCTGTTCTACTGTGAGATTAACTGACCTGGCTGCCATGATTTATGGTTTTATTGATTATTTAGGTCTTTAGATTTTAATAGTTTCTGTAATTCTGCAGTTGATCCAACGAAAAGTGCATTTGTAACATTTGTTGGACCTTTTGGTTTATCTTCCTCAATGTCCTTCAGTTTTTTCTGAAGATCCATCAACTTATCTGTGGCATCAGAAACACTTTTAATCAACTGACCTGCAACTTCATATGCTCTTGGCATTTCACTTTCTTGTGCGAGTTCAAGAATACCATTGATTGCTTCTTGACCCTTTTCAATCAAAGAGTAAAGATTTCCACGAGTATATTCATAGTCTTTTTGAATATCGGTTTTGTCTGCCTTCAGTTTTTGTATAACAGCAGGTTCTTCTGCTTCACTCTTCACAATTTCTGCTGGAGCGACATTAAAAACTTGATCTAGACTTTCAGTTTTCATTAGATATCCTCACCTTGAGATGGACTATATTCTTTAAAGTCCTGGAAGAATGAGAGAGTTTCATTAAATCCAAAGTCATCTCCGATTTCAATCAACTGATCGTCATCAGTATCAACAACATTGATATAAGAACCAAGTGGATGTTCGATTGCCTCTGTGCCATCTTTTGCTCTCTCAACAATGATACTAGTTCCATCAATTTTGGTGATACGCATTTGCTCACCATTAATATTGATGTAAGTTTTTTCTGAAAGACCGCTGACACTACTTACATTAATGATAGTTTCAGTTTTTGTTAGATCCTCTGTGATTGAAGTAGTTTGATCTACGTTATAATCACGAACAGCACGAGGAGTAACACTGTAACGTTGTTCTCTTCTTGCCTGACTTGGATCAATACCAGTCATGTAATCAATAGTTGCTTTCTTGATAACACCAGCTGCAGTAGCAACAGGACCAAACAGATAAGTTTTTGCTGTAAATGTTAAGGTATAATATAAAACTCTTCTATTATTGAAATCTCCATCATAGTCATCCCTCATTGAGATTCCATCAAGAACAACTGGAATATCTCTTTTTTCACCAATATCCGAAATCAAGTTAACTGTCATTGTGTATGCTGGTTGAAAATATGGCAGAATCTGTTCAATGATTTGGAGACAATCATCATTTTTCTTTGCCATAATAGACAACTCAAATCTCATATTATAAGGAACTGGCATGTAAACCTTTTTAGTTGTGGTTTTGTCTCCAGGATTTCTTACTGCTTTAAATGTTTGAGTTGTAGTAACCTTTCTTGCTGGATCATAAGTTAATCCAGTGAACTCAAAGGACATTCTTGGCAGAGACAGTTGAACGGGTTTGTTCAGATCAGCTGCTTGTTGAATTCTTGCCAAGAACTTATCAGTAGGACCATATGCCAATGGAACTTTCATAACACTAACATCATTACCAGCACCATCAGTGTGTCGGATCAAAATGTTATTAAAAAGTGTTCCAAAAGAAACTACAGTCTTTCTTAAAATCTGGTGATAAAAATATTCAAACATGATACAATGTCTCTATTTACTAACTATTTAACAAAGTTAGACATCTCCGAATGGATTTCTCTCGGTAAAGTCTAAAATATTGTCTGCTTCTGTCTCAATATCTAAGTTCTGATTGTATTCATCAATAACATTATCTGTTTGTTGAACTTCTAACCTATAGGTCGCTCCAGAATCAAGACCTTGAATAGTTTCTCCCGTATAGAAGAATCCTGTGACGATTCCAACCGTTGCGATTCTTGTCGCAGGATCCCAAGTTTTGATTCTACCGATCGTGCTTGATGCAGTTCCAATAACCTCTTCGTTGAAAATATATGTTCCAAGACCAGATGTTGCTGGTGGAGAAATAGTAATAGTTGGAGCAGACGTATATCCACGTCCAGCATTTGTGATACGAATACTTTGAACTTGAGTTCCTCCCATAATAGCAACAGCAGTTGCTCTTGTATTTCCAATGCCTGCAGGGGGATCGCTGAAAGTAATAGTTGGTGGAGAAGTATAGTATGCTCCCTTCTGTGTAACAGTAACGATACCAACTCCACTTGAAGTGATTCCAACTGTTGCACCAGCACCAGATCCACCACCAGAAGATGTTGGGAAGAAGAATATGACTGGATTACTTGTGTATCCTGCTCCAGGATTGATGAACTGAACTTCATCAACGCCACCATTTGTAGCGGCAATGGCAACCGCATATGCAGTTGTACCACCAGATACAGGATTTCCGATTACAACACGAGGAGGTAATGTGTATCCATTACCATCTTGATTAATGAAGACTTGTTGAACTGCACCATTAACAAGAGTAGTTATTGCTTCTGCAGTAGTTCCTACACCAACCAGAGAAAGTTTTTGAATATAACCTTCTTCTGCTACGTTATCATCAATCTCAAGAACTCCAGTATCAATAACCTCATCTTCGTAACGGAACAGTTCACATTTCAGTTGATATGTGTAAGTTTTTTGAAGTTGATAGAAAGGTTGTTCATGCTCAACAAACTTAATCTCAAATAATCTATCTCCAAGAGGAAAATATACTAGATCGCCTTCTTTTGGACGAGTAGAAAGAATACCAACTGGATCATTTTTAATGACTGGTTGAACTTTCTGCTCAAATCTTTCTTTTGAAATAGTTAATGTCAGGTCATCCATGGGTTGGATGCCAAACTTACTCATGATACTTCCCTGTCCTTCATACCCATCATAGTTTTCAACATATGCTTCGATAGGTATTGCATTATTAAATGAGGAAGATGTTACTTCCTCCATTATTTTCTTTACAGTATTGAATGATCTTGGCAGATAATAACACTCAACGCCATACATTCTCAACTGTTCGTTGATCAGGTCTTGAACCAGACCTTGTTCAGTTCGTGAACCTTGAAGGAAAAAGGGATTAAGTGCCATAGTATCAACCGATCATATCGAGAGGTGGAAGTTCATATGTGCTTGACATCATTTCTTTTATTTCTTCTAAATCTCTAATCGCATCATCATACATTTGTCTACCATTCAGTTCTACTCCACCAGGTAGTTTAACTCCAGTAAATTTCATCATATTCATTCCCCACTGCTTTTTAACTAGAGCAGTTAAATATTTTTTCAGGAATGAGTCATTATAAACTTGAGTGTTTTGTGTGGGATCTAAAAGTCTGTAGCAATCAATAACCAAGTAATCACCAACAGACAATGATGCCCAATCAATATCAATAAAAAGTTTGTCTTGTCTCTTATTAAATCTAAACTGTTTCTGAGTAGATATAAGAAAATCAAGATCTTCGAGATAAGTTTTTGTCATCGAATATGTAAGAAGTTCGGTAGAACCCCAATAGTAGATATCATTTAAAAATAGTTGATATCTAACACTAAACATATTATTTGTAATACTATTA